TCAGACCCAATGATGTATTTAATATCTGTTAAATTGTTTGCCAGAGAAGCTTGGTTCAGGATGATTTCCACCCTTTGAATAAAATCACCAAACCTCTGACTGATGTCATTATCTCCTCCTATGTCTAACTTATTTAAGTGGGAATCCTGCTTGTTTATAATCAGGCAGGCATCTCTCTTACCCACATCAAACTTAGGAGCTACTATCTCAGGGGAGCAGGGTTGATAGGTTTCCAGGAAGGAAACAAAACTATCTTGAAATATCTGCTCATCTTTCTTTTTGCCTAACCATGCCTTCACTTGGTAGTGAGGCTGTTCAGCATTTCCCCAGTAGTTTTGGACGTATTTAGTTATCTCCCACTTGTCCGTATCTATGTTACACTTTTCAATCAGTTCGTCCAAACTCTTGATTTCTTCTTTAGAGTTGAACACCACCTCACCTGTTCCCTTCTGAATGTCCTCAAAGAATCTTACCACTTGATTTTCTAGGTCTCCAATATAGTTTCCAACTTCTGCCTCATTTTGAGCATCTTCTGAGCTTTTTAGCTCTTTCATCAGCTCATCCACCTCAGCCTCTGTAATGTTTAGCTTTTCTGCGTAGAACTTCTTGCTCTTTTTCCAATGGAGCATTTGTTCCAATTGGTGCAGAAGGGATTGATTTTCAGGCATTTATATTTTTGGTTTAGTTAAAATTGCAGTAAAGGTAAGAAACATTTTGATATTTCCCAAAATTATTTAAACAATTCTCGTTATCCATGATAACATTTTTGGTTATAAATAAAAACTCCCCAGGGTAGAAACCCCAGGGAGAAGCCCTGAAAACCAACAAACAGGGCTTTTGTATATTCATTTATTAGGTGCAACCCTCACATTCTCCGTCACTTGTACAGCTTGTAGCAGAAGAGCAAGGAGCTATGGTTAAGGAAGCTCCTGTTGGAGATGATGCTGAGCACACCTGTACGTTCTGACCAGCACCCAGTGAATTAGTCACAGACTCACCTCCACAAGGTGTATAAGTGTAATCCAGTGATCCTCCTGTTTCATTCAGAATGAAATAGCAAACACAAGGAGCAGCAGTGGTAGTTGTAGTGGTGGTTGTAGTGGTGGTTGTAGTGGTTGTAGTGGTGGTTGTGCAGGGCACTATGGGAATATCAATAAAGTTTGTACACAGAGGAGGATTGTCTGACATCACTCTGATAATGGTGGTTCCGTTAGGAACAAGATTACTTGTATATCCAGCCAAAAGAGATGCTTTAGCCACACCTGTTTCAAAGGCTGCTGTGTATCCATCAACATCTGAATACAGGTTGAAAGGTCCTGTTTCAGACCCTGCAACTGTTAGTGTAATTGTTACTATCATGGTTTATTAGATAAGTGTTGTGGTGGTTGTTGTTGTAGGACAATCTCCCAAATCTGCAGAAGATACGCCAGGAATAGGAGGAATCACCACAGTGCCTGTACAAGCACATATGTAAATTGTACTAAAGCTACCTACAACAGCAGTGTTGTAAAACCCTCCGCAGGCATAGTATATAACTTCTGCAGGAGTGAGGTTTTCATTTGTCACAGAGTAGAAACTGCAAGAAGGACAAAGTATTGTTGTTGTGGTGGTAGTTGTAGAACTTGTAGTGGAAGTTGTGGTGGTAGTTGTCAAACTATTTACAAGGTTCTGAAGAGCAATCAGTTCGCTTTGTAAGTCACAAATCTCCTCATTCACCTTTTCAAAAGCAACAGTAACTGTATCACATGTATGAATTCCTGTGCAGGAGAGATTGGGACCACTGTACGAAACATTATTTGTTGCAATAGGTTGTACGTTACAGGGATCTACAGGGGTAGTGGGTGTGCAATTGCAAGACATTATATGAAGATTTTAAGCTATTATGGAATATACATGATGTAGTAGCAAGCAAGCACTGGAGGAATGTTGCTGTGAGACTGACCGCCTCCTACAGAAGCATTGACCACAGAAACATTTTGATCAGGGCCACTACCTTTAAGACCTGTAGTTTTATTATCAGTGAGACCCACAGTGGCTGTAGTTCCTGTTGTATTTACAAGATCATACCCAAGGTTTCCACCTGTAGAATGTCCTCTGGCAGCACTGTGAGTTGAGTCTAACAATGTGCTAGTGTCACCAGGATTAGCAATAAAGTGGGTGTGTCCAGGATCTGTTATTGTTACAGTTGCAGTGTGAGTGTGAGCAGGGATCTGAGCAGGTGTAAGTGTAATGGTGTTAGCACCAGTTGTTCCATTTAATGCATAGTTAGGATTACCAGCAATAGCAGGATCTACAGCAGGATTGAGAGCACCACCAGGAACACCTTGAATAGCTCCTACAGGGATTCTTCCACGCTTGTCAGGAGTACCATTGTTTCCGTTACACAGGTAGATGTCTTCAAATCCGTTAGCAGGAATACCTGCGCCTGTCAAATCAAAGTTGGTCAGAGATCCATAGTATTCAACCACTGCATAAGGAACCATTCTGTCCTTATACTGCGTTGCACCAGGACTTGGTGCACAAGCTGCCACCAGGGCACAGAGCTCTGATTTCTTTACATAGTTGGTCTCAACATCTAACACAAAAGCCTCAAAATCAACAATATGATCACAAAGCTTTGTAATGGTAGCCTGAAGAATAGCATGTGTTCCTGAGGTGCTACTTACACCATCAAGACAATCCACTGTGTAAGCTCCTTCTAGAGCTGCGAATTCACCCTCAAGAGTGGTGAGTCTTTCATCAAGTTCACAGATGGCTTTTATAAGTGCCTGAATCACGTTAATGAGAGTGAGGTCTTCACACTCCACTAGATTCTTATTAACAATCTCACAAATGATTTGTGGGTTGATATCTAGCTTAATACCGCTTCCATTGAGCGTTGATACAAGAAATCCAATCAGAGCTTGTTCAACATATGACAGAGAGTCTCCTGTTTTAATCCCTAAGATGGGAACATCCACTCCTGTATATTTGACACACTGATCTGATACAATTTCTGTACAGCCGTTATAACAATTTGAACAAGACATTTATCTAAATTTTAGAATTTTAACTCTGCTGGCAATCATGTTCACAGTGAACTCAGCATTATAATGGGGATTGCAATACTTATAAACAAGAATCCTCCTATAGTTTAGGAGGTCCAACATGGTCCCACCAGGGACAGGTTGGTTTAAAATAAATACAACATTATTATACAAATTGTTAGCCAGGTTGGCAATCTTACAATCTATCTCTGCAATCAGAGAAGGAATGTTAGCACATTCTGGACAATTTGTGAGCCTTGGCGACAACATTTCTTATAAAGTTTTTGCTTTGTTTAGTGGCTGCATTACAGGCTGCGCATAAGCCATTGATAAGCTGGCACCCACAGCCAAATTTAGCTCCACAATTACGACAACTTGCCATGTTATGAGAAGTTTATTATGTAGTTGTTTCCAGAGCATCCACAATTGTTCTTGAGGAAGTTATCCAACATATTGTCCGCTTGGGCATATAGTTTCATAGCTTCCTGTGTAGCACAGTTGTTAGCTGCAGCTATAGAACCCTGAATAAAGAAATAGATGGATGTAAGATCCACCTTTGCTTGGGTTTTAATAGCCCTATCACACTCCATCATATCCAGCTTCATAAATGCACCATCAAACTTCTCTTGCAGCTTTTCCACACGCATGATAGACTTTTCTACAAAGTTGATGTATGCAGGTGCTACAGAGTATTTTAGATGGTACACTCCATCAGGAAGAGGTTGTTCCACTCCTGGTGCAGTGATGCCTAGATTTGAAGAGTTGAAAATGTTGAAGTCATTAACGCTGAATGGTCTCATTACAATACCAAAACCAGGAACGTTAATCTCAATAGTGGCTCCAGAAACAACAGGGGGATTAGTAGGATAGACAGAAGCATCAGCAATTCCTAATGTTAATGTATTGTATGTAGGAATCACTAATATGTCTAATTTCAAATCTGCCATGTTGTTTGAAATAAATAAGCCAGAGGATCTGAGTTTGTATCCTCTCACCTCTGGCTTAGGTTATATGATTTTGTTTCCTAGCTTCCTACTATTACGGAATCAGAGTAGATGTGGTAGTAGTAGTGGGCCAAATGGTAGTGGTGGTAGATGTGGTAGTAACACAATCATTATCAGCCACTACATTTCCCAACGCAGCCTCAAGGATAGCTTCAAGAGCAGTTTCTTCAGCAGATCCTTTTTGAACAGCGATGATAACTCTGCTATCCTCCATGATGTAGTCACCCCATTGGTAAGCAGTTTTGTCATACTCGTTGAAACGGATGTTGAAGGTGTTGTAAGTGGTACCATCACTTACCCAGCTCTCAAAGTTCTCATTGTAGCCATTCATTCTGTAGAGGTGCTTCAAGTAACCAGCTTGGTAGCTGTAGAAGTTCTTCTCCAGTTGTGCAATCTCAGCAGATGTACCGCTGGGATAAGAAGCACGCTGAATAATGGTAGCATCAGCTACAATGTTACAAGCATCAGCCACGATGAAGT